GATAAACCCAAATGTTTTCAGGTAAATCAAAAGAGTCTAATTCAATAAACTCAGTATTGCGAGCGCAACCATTACACTTAAACTGGATCACGATTTATCAGCTCATGACACCTAAAACATGTGCCATTCTTAAACACACGATCATCGCCACACGCTTCACATTTGATTATTGATTTAACCAAATGTGCGCCATTGTCGTCTAACTCAACAGTCCAACCGCTGCCATCTATAATTGCTACATAACCCATTTTATTCACCTCCTTCAAAATACCAATTGCCTTGCGCTGTTATTTTTGCCCATTTTGGATTGCATTGTTCATCTTTAGGTTTGCCACATCCACAAACATATCCATAATAAGGCTTACCAGATTTTGCAACGCCTTCTTTTAAGATCATGCCATTTTCACACAATGGCGGTTCTTTTGGCTTTGCACCAACCGCATTGACTGCATCTGCAATGCTCCATTGTTGCGGATCATCTGATTTATTTTCTAGTTCAAATGATGCTCTTAACGCATCCTCAACAGCTGCTGCTCGAGTGCCGGCTCTACTATAAACGCGTGGCTGCTCTCGCTTCTCCCAATCATTTACCTTAGCCATCTCTTCTCTGCTACCGCGCTTGCCTTTAGCTGAGAAACCAAGATTTGCGCACGCACGACCGATCGCTGAGCTTTCGCAATTTTCCAATGCAAAAGTGCTATTAACACCTTTCTCCGTAACTGTTTCAGATGCCAAACCAGTTGCAGCCGGTTTTGTGTCGGCTTCCGTTTTGTATAATTTAGCAATAACAATGTATCGAGTGTTTGATGCCTCGATAAGGTCTGTTTCCATTCTTCCATCAGGATATTCCTTCCAAAATTTGTGTATTCTTTCATCAACTGTTTCGTAATCTTGTAAATTAAACATTATTCCTGCCAATCTAATGCATCATCTTGCATTGCTTCGTGGCATGTTTTGCTGATTGACAAATATGCAATTGCGTCTTTGTAATGGTCGTCAATCTCTGGACTTTCAACACTTCTTGAGATTTTGACCAATGCCATGCACATAGCAACTTGATTTGATGTAACTGGAAAGTGCAAATAAGCAGACCAGAATTTTGCGATCCGATCATGCTGTGGATGCGGATGACCATACATTGCTCCGCGCTCGTGTATTGTTTTAATAACATCATCAAATAACTGCTCAGTTTTTGTCATAATCAAAAACCTGATCCAATTTGAGTTTTTGCACTTTCGCTTGATGTTCTATGCAAGATTTCCAGCCAGCTGATCTGCCAGCCCAATAACCATTTTGATAATGTTTATCCATGCGCCATTCGTCTAAGAAATAAAGACCTAGACCAATTAAGCAGCCTATAATAAATCCGTAAGCTACGATTTCCATTGTTTGCTCCCATCCTGCACAATCTGTGCATTGGGTTCAGTTTGACTTAAATGACCGACAGGCACTAGATGTGATCTAGGCGTGGCGTATAACATTTTCGTTATTTAGCGGAATAAGTCCTGCGGTTGTAAGTGAATGAGCCATCATGATTTACCGGCACAAGCTCAACTTGATGACCTTTTTTGCCAAAACTAAGCACAACAAACCCCATGTTCCAATCGGCTGAGTTGTATTTTAAGTAACTTGCTTTGCGCATGTCCATAAGATGACCTGCCTCAATGCCCCAAATCGTTGAATAATGACCATTTAAGCCAGTTTGGTGGCGAACTGCACCTTGCCTATGGGAATGCCCACAAACCACGCTCCTAGCCCATTTCTTGGCTAAATTTAGACCTGTTATACCGGCATGCTTTGACATGTTGCCTTCGTCGCCATGCGACAGCACCCAGCCACGCTCGAACTCATAAGCTCTTTTGTGAAAACGGATGCCTAAACTTGCATAATCCATAAATCGCTCATAACGCAATTCTGGCAAACCTAGCAATGATGGCGCACCTTTGAGCAATGTTTGAAACAGTCGATCGGTATGGTTGCTGCGCACTATGTCGGTCGTTCCTAAATCAAATAAAATCTCTTGACCGATTTTGCGCTCGGCATCAAGAGTTTCGGCAAACTCAAGTTTTGTGCCTTTTGCCCAACGCGATTGTGAGCCTAAATCCATTTCATCTCCGACATTTAACACAAAATCAAACTTTTCGTGTTTTGCCATTTTAATTAAATTTTTAACAGCTATTGGGTGATGCAGCGGTATCTGCAAATCAGGCGTTACTAAATACCTGCGGTTTGACTTAATCGTCATCGCCTTCTGTTGGATCAATGCTCGGAATTATGCCGCCATCGCCAACTACCCAATCCGGAAATGTTTTATGTTCCGTCATTAACCAAAACGCATGCTCAGGTGTAAAACCGGCTTTTCTAGCTGCTTTATAGCACGCATGCAACGCAATGTAATGCTGATCTAGTTTTGTCAATGGCTCAATAGTTTGGCGAACTCTCCGCCTATTGATCTTTGTCCGCTTTACTCGTTTGCGTGTGTTCGCCATGTAATTATTGTCGCCTACTCATTATCGCAAAGAGCTCATCAACACGCTTCTCTAACCTTGTAATTTGATCTTTAATTGAGCTGCCAGCATTTGGTTTAAGCTCTGCAAGATAAGATTTAATAACCCAGCGTAGAGCCAGTAATAAAGCGGTCGCGATACTGCAAACGCCAACGCCAAATGCGACCCATTCGTTTGGACTCATTTCGCATTTACACCATAATCATGCTCTGCACCAGATGTTGGGTCAATTGCCTTAGCAATAGGTGCAATCACAGCACCAAGTAATGTCGCATAGGCTGGATGAATGTCAGCCACAATTGCTAGAGCAACTGTAATTCCACTAGCTGCCACAGCTCTCAAATATGACTTAATTGCTGCTTTGTGTTTTTTGGTCAGTTTCATTAATTGCCTTTCAGTAGTGGGATGTCGAACTTCTCGCCTGTTTGATTAGGTTTGAATGAAATATGAATGTGTTTATGGTGTGGGTTAATACCGGTGTATTTTCTAAATTTCCACAAAAATCTAGGACTAGCAATTTTGCCAGCGTGGATTATGTAAGATATACGCTTATCTTTTTTTGCTGCGAGTCGAAGCTGATCTGCCAAATCATAACTAATTCCTTGTTGCTCAGATAAGCCAGCGTCAATGTCGATCGCGCATACTTCTCCGTCAGGTCTTGGGTTGTGATCGGATTTTCTAGATGCGTGCTTATTATCACCAATCCATCCATCCAATTTCCGGCTGCGACCCACAAACGCTCCATTTATTTGGTCGCGCAATGTTTCAGCAGCTTTAGATAAATACGGCTTCATTAGCCAAGTAAAAGTTTTGCTTCATCAGCAGTTAAACCTAAACGATCAAGAATTGCTTGGCGTTGTGCTGCCTTTGCTTCGGCTTCGGCTTCAATTTCAGCAAGTTTTTCTAATCTTGCTTTAGCCTCATCTTTTTCAGCCTTCGTTGCTTCTCTTAATACTTCCTCACCAGTTTCGCAATTAACCTCAATAATTTTCATATTATGATACTCCGTAAAGTTTAAGTGTGCCTTCATTAAAATTGTTTATTTGTTCATTAAAAATTGTAACTGATGTTATTGCGTTTGTTGTATTTAAATATCCTGTTAATGTATTGACAGTATTAGCAGTAGTATAACCACGAGCCGTTCCAGAGAAAGTTTTTCTAGTTGAACCAGCATAATCATAAATCCAAATCTGAACAACACCTCTCTTATCAGTTCCTTGTGTGGAGTTCATACAAATATCTCTTATTAAAGCATATGTAGCTGCTTGGCCATCATATACATCAAAAGTTCCAGCTGTGCGGCAACCCCAACTAGCATGATGATAGTCGGCAGTTGTAATTCCATTCATTCTCATTGCTAAATTTGAAACTGATGAGACTGCTGCTGTGTTCATATTGTCAATAACAATTAACAAATGTTTGTAAGAACCTAATGATGAGTATGTATAAGTATCAACTGTGTTGTTAAAAGTTGTTGTCGTAATTAAAGTCATACCGCCGGCAGCAGTAGGTGTAAAATATTCCAAAGATGTTGCGCCGGAATTGACTCTTAATTGTTGATTTGCAGTTCCAATTGCCAATCGACCTACTGTGTCATTTGCTGTTCCAACAAGTAAATCACCTGCTGCATCAACAACAGATTTTTGAACTGCTGCGCCAGCATTGTTAAATACTGTTGTATCAATTGCAGTTCCAAGTGTGCGAATTGCTGCTGCGCCATCCTTGACCAGATCGGTGTCGTCTGGTGTAGTCCAGCCATAATTGGTAGTGGTTGCCATATTATCCTTTATCTCAAGCCACTATTGTAGCGTATTCCCATGTCAAAGTTGGGCTTAAAGTGTTCCATGTTTCAATTATTGGTGTGGTATTCCAACGCATCGCCACTTGGCTAAATGCGACTGGTGAAAGATTGATTGTTAAAAACAGCTCATTAAACCTAGTGCTCCATGACCAACCTTCTACATATCCTTCAAACTCACCTGTTGATATTTGATTCGGTAAATTAAGAACGTTAAGCGGCTGTCCCATGAATACTCCCAATAAATGATCTCTGTCAGCATCATCTATTTCCGGATTAGTTATTGGAAAAGTAATTGATTGAAATATTGGTAATGGATAAGCGCGTTGGTCAATGTATCGATCTGCAACAGCTTGCGCATCCCCGGCTGAATGCAAAACTGAATTTATGCTCTCGGCTTTGTAACCATACAATGCAATGCTAGCCGCATCCGTAGCTGTTTCCTGCGATCCAAAATTGTTGCCATAATTGATATAAATATCGTTTCGTATATCTGCTGACCTGGTAATTGTTGATAATCCTTGACCTAACGCATGGTTGGCATCAAGATCAACATATCCATTTGCTAACAAATAATTTTGTCTATGGTCAGCATCTGCATAACCGACATTGCCTTGATTGTCCTCATATAAATATCCAAATGCGGAGTTGGCAATCAATTCTGCAATGTTGTAAATTGTGTCAGCATCAGCTGCTCTATTTTCCATTGTGTAAAGTCCAGGAGTATCAATTTCACCAAGTCCTAAATTTTGAGCATTTGCCCATGTTTCGGTGGGATCATAACCTGACCAAGTAGATGCAGCCGGCACATCATTCCAAGTGCCTAACAATACGCTAGACAATAAATCATAGATTTGGTTGCCATCTTCATCCTGACTTAACGTGCCATCATAAATTTCTTTTGTAAGTTTTGTTAATGACCCCATTGCCAAAATTGTGTATTGAATGACTGTCGCTACTGATCCAGTTTGTCCTACTGTAACTGTGATATCAGAAACATCTCCACCAAATAAATTAACATATGCACCGGAACTATCTTTGACTTGCAATACTAAACTGTCATTAACATCTATATCTAAAGTTTGACCATTTAAGGCAACAAGTGTTATTTGGCAATAAGATGGCAATGGCTGTTCATAAATTGATTGCCGACCAGCTTGATGTTGAATATCCGATATAGCTATATTGGTGCGATCAACACCTGCAATTGTAAGTTTCCAATCAGGCGTGAAAACAGTCATTATCTGTTACGAATTGCAGCAGCTCGCAAGGCTGTGCGACTTCTTTCTGCCTGACTGCTTAAAGTATTTGCCACCGCACGCGCTGCGCCTTCGCCATCAATAGCATTGACTGTGATGTTTATGTTGCTACCTGCTTGACCAAATGGTGTGCCACCACCGGAAGGAACAGATGGCGCATTGCGTAAAACGCCACTTATTAAACTAGGATTTGGCACAAAACCAATGTCAGCTCCTGGCTTGACCAAATTAATTGCTCGAATAAACTGATTTACTAATTCTACAACTAATCCTATTGCTTCTCGCAAAAATGTAATGAATCCTTGCACTATGCCAATAACAACATTTATGGCTTGACCAAAACTTGCAGCTCCTTTTTGTGTTTCAGTTAATGCAGCATTTAATCCGACATCACCGGTTAATCCTGCAATAAAAGCATTAAGTGTCGGAATACCTTTGTCATTTAAAAATGTAATAAATTTTTCTACTTGTGGCAATAACGCAACGCCCAAACTTTCTTTTGCTTCATCAAATGCAACTTTTAATCTGTCAATTTTGCCTTGAAATGTGTCTGCATTTGCAGCTGCTGCTCCACCATATAATTCTGCTAATCTTGCTTGCACCTCTGTAAATGACAAGGTTGCCAATTCAGCTTTGCTTAAACCTAGACCTAGACGACCCAATGCTGTTGTATTACCATCTTGCGCACGACCTAAAGCATTTGCAACTTGTTCAAGGTCTAAACCTCGACCTTTTGAAATATCTAACGCCAAAGCTAATAATCTTTGAGCTTCCTCAGTATCTTTTGTGCTAACTGCCAAACGCTGCATTGCTGGTCTAAGTTGGTCATCTGCTACACCTGTGGCAAGTGATGTTTGTAGTATAAAATCTTCAGTTGCCTTGATTTGAGCCTCAGTAGCACCTGTGGCAGATCGTAATGCAGCAGCCAATCTCAATTGTGCTTGCTCATCTTCAATCGCTGCTTTAACACCATCAATGGCTAATTTGCCGGCATACCCAACGGCAGCGGCAGCAGCTACGGCAAAAGCAGCAGCAGCCTTCTTTCCAAATTCTGCCATTTTTTGGCTGTTGCTCTGAACTTTGCCATCAGCTTCATCTAACTTCTTTTTTAAGTCATCAATGTCAGCTAATATCTTTAACGATAGCGTTCTGGTATCTCTAGCCATTATGCCCATTTATCCAATATGCGATTGTATGCAGCTGTCCATTTTGTGATTAATTCAGGCTGTATTCTGCGTAAGGTTGGATATATGAACCATCCGCGAGATCCACGACCTGACCTTCCTGAATAACTAGGAAACTGTTTGAATTTGTTTGAACCAAACTCAACGCCACCCCATAAGGTTTGCGTAGAAGCACCACCTGAAAATTTTTGTCTTGCAAATCCGTATTTGAACTCGCCAATTTTGCTTGATTTTGATATTGCAACACCATCCGCAACTCTCTGCGCAACTTTGCCTGATTTTGTTCTGCCACGAGCTGCTGTTTTAATTTCCTCAGCTGCAAAAGTCGCCAACTCAGCAGACATAACTCTAGCTTCATCCGTTGCTTGAGCATCCATAACTTTGAAAGCTTTAAGGACATCACGCAAATCATTTTTGCTGTAAGCAATTGTTTCATTTGCCATTCCTTTGCTCCAATACTTCTATCGCGGTCAATATGTCGTCTGCATCAACCCATTCACTCATTGGTATTTGTGTGGCGATTGCCAACTCAACCAATAATCTACTCAGGCTTCCTGCGCTGTGGCTTTTGGGTCTGCATCACCGACTATGACATCTGCGACTGTTTCCATCCAAGCCTCAAATGGTTTAACAGGTTTGTTCCCACTTTCACGCTTTAATACCTGGTAAGCGAGATACAGAAGATCCCACATACCTGTTTTTTCTTTGTATTGCATGATGGTATAACCTGTTTGTTTTTCCCATTTTGCCCACTCAGGCGGTTGGGCTACATAAGTGGCTTGCTCGCCTGAGTTATATTCAATTGTAATTGCTAGTTTCATTTGTGCTCCCGTTGTTAGATTTTAGCTAAATGTTTCTGTTACTGCTCCACCTTTAACAGTGAATGTAAATGAAACTTCCTGTGCATCTATTCCTGATCCACCTGCTGTTGGAAACTCAGGCAAAATGTCAAATACAAATTGTGCGCCTGTTGCAGATGTCAAAGTTACTGTAATTCCTGTATCTGGAGCTGACTCGGCAGCTGTCCAAATTGCTTCACATACTGAGTTTGCTTTGCCCCAGTCTGCCAACATGTCTAACTGAAATGTGCCGGAAATATCTGTTGTTTTGTAAGCAATGCCATCAAGTGTTTGATAATTTTGACGCTCGTTGACTTTTGTTAATACTGCATTAGTCGCTTGTGCTTCGATGTCTGTTCCACCTGAGAAAGACAGCGAAATATCACGACCGGTGATTACTGTGGTTGCCATGATTACTCCTTAGACGGTTCTTGTGTAGTAGGTAGAAACTCGAACATCTGCAATTAGCAGCGTTGATGCTCCAACTGTTGTTACTGTTGGTCTTTCGACCGAACTGACAATATATCCTGCGGGAATGACTGCCAGAACACTTATGATTAACTGCTCGATATTGTCGAGCGATGCAGGATTGCTATTGTAAGCAACTGCAACCGAAATGGTCATATTGACCTTTGATCGAATGTTAGATTTATTAATAGTTTCAAATTCTAAATATGGTGAATCAGGAACAACTACGACTGCTGGGGGAATAACTGTTTCAGGCACAAAAGAATAAACATTACCTGCAACGCTAGATAAAGCAGTTGCTAAAGGCGTGCGGATTTGTTCAAGGATTGTTTCGTTAGCCATTATTGACAGATACCTTCAACATCTACATAAGGTCCAAGAATTCCGACTACTCTTGAATAAAGTGATCGACCCATTCTGTATGGTGTAGCTGTAAAGTCAACGCCTTCAATTTGTCCACCGGCTGCAACTCTTGATTGAAATACCTCAACGGATATTGCAAATACAGCTGATCGAACTGACTGATTCCCAACATAAGTTGATGCCCCAGTTAATGTGGCTGTTCCACTTGGAATGACATTAGCTTCTAAAACATCTGCGTTTGTAATTGCTGCGCTAAAAGTAGTTGATGTCAAATTATCAGCTAATACTGTGCGAGTTCCGTTATATGGACTCAAGCATTCAGCTATTACTACTGACTGACCTTCGGTAAATTCATGATCGCCAACTGTTGTAAATGTGGCTACATTATCTGTTAAACCTGTTTTTTGAACTGCGCTTTTAAATGTTACAAGCATCGGCAGAATTGTGTTTTCTGCTGTGTCAATAATTCCTTCTAAATAAGTGTTGTCATACAAGGCAGATGACACACCAAGCACAGAGCGCAATTCGCTTGCGGTAATTATGGTTGGCATGTCATCTCCTTACTCCCTTAATGGATGCCTACGATCGGGAGCAACCGCAGGCACTCAGTTAATTTGTTTAGTTCAACTCAACTTTACGATAAGCGGTTGGATACTTGTTTGCAAATGCGCAGAATCCATAAACACCAATCTCAAACTCCATTGTGCTCACTGCTGTTGTGCGAACCTGAACAGGTGCGCCAGCAGCCTCATAGAAATCAGCAAATCCTGATGGATAAACTGAAATATCTCCATTAATAGTGTTTGGATCAACAATTAATGTCAGACCCATTACATTTCCTGAAACTCCTTGTGCAAGTGCGATGTTACCTGCTGCATTTTGTGGTTGTAGTGCAGCAAATAATGGACGACCGGCTGAATCCGTTGTTCCGATGATTGAAGCAATTTCATTTGGATCGATCATCAAGTTGTTTGGTGCAAATGTCATTACACCAGTTGAATCGCCAATACCTTTAGCAATTCCGCCAACCCATCCCGTGCCAGCACCTCCTGCTGATGTTGCTCCACCTGACTTTGCTTCTGCAATTGCATAAGCATCAGTTTTGCGTGCATAAGATGCAGAAAGTTCTTGTATAAGGAGATCTAAGTATGCCGGTTCAGATCTTTCAAGAATTTCAGCAGATATAATATTTGCACCTGCGAACTTGACCACATTTACAGTAGTGCTTGTAATTGTTGTGTCGGTTGAATCTGCTTCAACTGCCTCAGCTGTTTGTGCAACTGTTGCTTGAGTTCCAAGCGTAGGAATTTTGAAAGATGTTCCTGCTGCTGGAAGTGTGCGACGACCAATTGAATTAATAAATGGACGACGGCTATCGATAATGCCAATAACCTCAGTTAAATATGGAACTGGAACTACACCAGCATTCTCTGAAGTTGTTGCGTGTTGTAATGCTGCACAAATATCTCTTGCATCGGTATCACCCAAAGTTGCAAGATATTGTGCTTTGACATGTTGTCCAGCGCTAATATTTAGATTAACGCGTGGCTTTGTGTAAGCAACTGGTGCTGTAAATTGCACAGTTGGCTCAGACTTTGCAGCTTCTACCGCTTCGGTGGCGATAGGAGCTTCTGAAGTAGTGTCAGACACTTTTTCCTCCTGATTTGTTGTTTGCTCCTCAGCGGTTGCTTCGGAATTCTCTTTATT